TTGAGCATCTGACTGATCTTCTGGAGCGGATTTCGTCCGCTATGGATCGTGCCGAAGTGTCCGAGTTGGCGCCGTTGTCGCGTGAGAAGCGTCTGGTGCTCGCCGAGCTCGATTCGCTGTCTGGGACCGTGAAGGGATCGACCGTTGACCGACTTGCTGAGCAGAGAGCGCGTCGGCGCGCAGCGGCCGCAGTGGTCGTGCCTGCCGAAAGCGGTGGTGTCCAACGCCGCAAACGAAGCGGTTGATCTCGCTGCGGCGGCCGGGTTCCCGCTCGACGATTGGCAGCAGTGGTGCATCGAGGGGGCGTGCGGGGAGCGGGCCGATGGCACTTGGGCGGCGTTCGAGTGCGGTCTGATTCTGCCCCGCCAGAATGGCAAGAACGCTGTTCTGATTGCCCGTGAGCTCGCCGGCATCGTCTTGTTCGGCGATGACCTGATCATCCATTCGGCGCATCGCGCTGATACGACGCTCGAGCATTTCCGCAAGATGGTCGAACTGGCTGAGGAGTTCAACGAGTTCGGCAAGCTGGTCAAGCGCATCTCTCACGTCAACGGCCATGAGGGCATCGAGCTCAAGGGCGGCCGGCGGGTCAATTTCGTCTCTCGGGCCCGTACCCCGGGTCGTGGTTTTTCCGGTTCGGTGGTGGTGCTCGACGAGGCGTACGACTTGTCGCCGCAGGCGATCGGGGCGATGATCCCGACACTGGCGACCCGTTCGATGGCCCAGGTCTGGTACACGTCGTCGGCGCCGCATTCGGATTCGATCGTTTTGCACGGTGTCAGGGCTCGTGGCCGTAGCGGCGAGAACGCTGAGCGACTGTTCTATGCCGAGTGGGGTAACGAGGCCGAGACGGCGGTCGACGATGTGGAGGCGATCTATTCGGCGAACCCGGGGATGGGTATCCGGATCTCGCTCGACTATGTCGAGTCGGAGCGTCGGCTGATGTCGGCGATCCCGACCGAGTACCTTCGGGAGCGTCTGGGTGTCGCCGAGGAGTTGATCGGCAATCTTGCGGGCCCGATCGATCTGGCACGGTGGATGGATCTCGTCGACCCGGCCAGCACGGTCGTCGGTCCGGTGTCCCGAGCGATCGATGTCAGCCCGGATTTCAAGTGGGCGAGTGTCGCCGCTGCGGGCCGTCGAGCGGATGGTCACCTGCATGTCGAGATCGGCAAACGCAGTCTCGGCACGGAGTGGATCATCCCGTTTGTCCGTTCGCAGAATGCAGAGTTTCGGGTCAGTCCGTCGTCGCCGGCCGGGTTCCTGATCCCGCTGCTCCGCGAGGTCGGTGTTTCGGTCGTTGAGGTGTCGCAGCAGGAAGTGACGCAGGCGTGTTCGCGGCTCATCTCGTCGGTGGCTGAGGGCACTGTCCATTCGCTCGGCGGTAACGAGCTGCCGGCGGCGATCAGTAACGCGACGATCAGCCAGCGCGGTGACGCCCAGTCGTGGTCGCGAGTGAAGTCCACCGGCGACATCTCTGCGCTGTGTGCCGTGACGATCGCTGTCGGCGGGGTCGCCGACGACCAGCCGATGCCCGCCATCTTCTGAGGAGGCGATGTGAGTTTCTGGACCTGGCTGAAAGGCGGCACCGGTGGCGGTGAAATCTCGAACGGTAACCCGTCGTCGAGTGTTGGCCCCGGCTACCATCCGGGCGACCCTGACGGCGTCACCGTCGACAACACCGAGACGTTCTCGCGTGGTCTGCCGATGCTGTCGCCGTCACCGTGGTCTGGGTGGCCGGCCGACTGGGGTGTGCCCAACTTCGGGGCCGGTGACGGCTTCGGTCAGCTGGTCGACACCGCCTGGAACGCTCTCGACTTGAACTCGTCCGTTATCGCTTCGATGCCGGTGTATCAGACGGTAGGCGGCGAAATCGTCGAGCAACGGTCATGGATGGTCAACCCCGACCCGGAGTGTTACACGTCCTGGTTCGAGTTCGCCAAACAACTGTTCTGGGATTTCATGTTGGGTGAGGCGTTCGTGTTGCCGTTCGAACGGTACAGCGACGGCTACCCGCGGACGATGCGTGTCATCTGCCCCGCCTACGTGAAGGTGGAGATGGTCGACGGCTACCGGCAGTACAAGATCGGCAACCGCAACGTCACCGACGAGATCTTGCACATCCGCTACCAGTCGTCGACATCGAATCCGCATGGCACCGGCCCGCTTGAGGCGGCCGGGGCCAGGATGGTGACGCTCGGCATCCTCGCCCGACAGGTCGACGAGGTGATCTCCACCGGCGGTGTGCCCCGCTACACCCTCGACGTCGAACGGCAACTCGACAAGACACAGGCCGACGAACTGATGACGCAGTGGTTGGCGTCACGCGCCGGTTCGGTCGGCAAACCCGGCATCCTCTCCGGCGGCGTCACTCTGAACGCCCACCAGCAGATGTCACCGAAAGATTTGGCGCTACTCGAGCTGGTGCAGTGGAACGACTCACGGATCGCCGTGTCGCTCGGCGTCCCACCGTTCCTCCTCGGCCTCCCATCGGGTGGCGATTCGATGACCTACTCGAACGTGTCATCGCTGTTCGATTTCCACGACCGCTCATCGATCCGCCCGAAGGTGACGGCTGTCATGTCGGCCCTGTCGAATTGGGCGACGCCGCGGGGGACTGCAGTCGAGTTGAACCGTGACGAGTATTCGCGGCCGTCGCTGTTCGAGCGGGCCCAGGCGTACAACCTGCTCGTCCAGATGGGCGCGTTGTCGGGCGAGGACGTGGCCCGCATGGAGCGATTCAACAGTACGGCTTCGGCTGCCGCGCTCACAGGAGGCATCACATGATCGAGTACAGAGCAGCCGTCACCAGCGCGGTCGATTTCGCCAAGCGGACGATCGAAGTGATCGCCATGCCGTACGGCGAAGAGACCGACATCGAACATCACGGCAAGATGATGCGCGAGGTGTTCGAACGGGGCGCGTTCGACGACATCGACCCGGCCGTCTCGCACATCACCGCCAACCGTGACCACAGCTACGAACGCACTGTCGGCAAGATCACCGACCTGCGCGACGACGACAGCCGAGCGATCGCCATAGCGAGGGTGTCGAAGACGCCGCTCGGCGACGAAACATTGCAACTCGCCGACGACGGCGTCTTGGGCGGTTCGATCGCGTTCGGTGCCCGACCGTCGGGGATGGAAGTCCGCAACGGGTTGCGGCGCGTGTTCCGCGTCGCCCTGCTCGACCACATCGCCTTCTTGCCGAACGCCGCCTACAAGGGCGCCCGTGTCCTCGCTGTCCGTTCGGATGTCGATCTCGAGCTTGAGGACGAATTGAAACCGAATCTTGAAAGTGTCCTGGCGATCGCCGGGATGGCCGACCTCATCCGAGGCCGGTCTAACGCGCCGTGGCGCGGAAGGGAATAACAAAATGGCCGATCAGAGCCACCAATCCGACGCCATGATTGAGCGTCTAGAAAGAGAACTGGAGGAGCGTTCGTCGTTCATCCAGGGCACCATCGGTGCTGCACAAGACCGCCAGGGCGACATCAGCGACAACGAGTCCGAGCTGATCCAGTCGGCCAAGAAGCGCGTCGACGATCTGCGCAAGCAGCTCGACATGTTGTACGACACCCGCCATTCGACGGTCGCAGCCCGCGAGAAGGTCCGCGAGACCTACAGCGAGATCGAACTGTTGCGCCGCAACGTCGACAAGGGCCCGGTCGAGTACCGGTCCGCCGGCGCCTACATCCTCGACCTGTGCGAAGCCCAGAAGGGCAGCCGTGAGGCCAAGGAACGGATCGACATGTTCTACCGTGCCGCCGCCCACCAGAAGACCTCCGACAACTTGGGTGTCATCCCTGACCCGATCATCGGCGACGTCCTCAACTTCATTGACGCAGCCCGCCCGCTGGTCACCTTCGACGGGCCGAAGCCGATGGAGTCCGCGACGTTCTACCGTCCGAAGGTCACACAGCACACGACGGTCGCCAAGCAGGGTTCCGGCGGTCTGCCAGCGGATGAAAAGGCGGAGCTCAGTTCGCAGAAGATGACGATCTCTCGGATCACCGGGACCGCTGTCACCTACGGCGGTTATGTCAACGTGTCGCGGCAGAACCTCGACTTCTCGAACCCGATGATCATGGATATCGTCATCAACGACCTCGCCGCCCAGTATGCGGTGGCAACAGAGGCCGCGTTCGGTGCGCTGCTGATCGCTTCGGCGAACACGGTGGAATTGGCACCGGTCGCCACCGGCACCAACCCGTCAGCGACAGAAGCAACCGCAGCTTTGTGGACTGCGGTCGCCAACGTGTACACGGCCTGCAAAGGTCAGGGTCGCATCGCTCTCGCGGTGTCGCCGTCGAAGCTGAGCGCCTGGGCGTCACTGTTCGCCCCGGTCAACCCGACCAACGCACAGTCGTCCGGGTTCCGTGCAGCCGACTATGGCCAGGGTGTCATCGGTCAGATTTCCGGCATCCCGGTGATCATGTCGGCCGGCATCGCCGGTGCAGCCACCGACTTCGGTGTGGTGTTCTCCACCGCAGCGATCGAGGCGTACGAGCAGCGTGTCGGTTCCCTGCAAGCTGTTGAGCCGAGCGTGCTCGGTGTGCAGGTCGCCTACGCCGGTTACTTCACTCCGCTGGTCGTCGAGTCCGGCGGCCTGCAGCGCATCACGAACGTGACCTGACATGTCCATGTTCGTGTGGGCTGATGGCACCGTCACTGGATCGGTGAACATCGAAGAGCTCGACGCAATCCAGAAGGCACTGAAGCCGCTCAGCAAAGCCAAGCAGGCTGATCTGGTGTGGCCCATCGAGTCGGTCACACAGCTGGCCGACCAGCTCAACGTCCAGGCCGAGGCGGACGCCAAGGCCGCGAAGGCGGAAGCCAAGAAGAAGGAGGGCACCTGATGGCAACAGCCACCATGAAAGAGGATTACATGGGCCGCAAGCTGGCAAATGCGACCCCCGGTACCACTGACCCGGTGAAGGATTTCGTCGGCCGCAACACGGCGTCGACAACGACCGATTACATGGGTCGGCTGTTGACGTCGTTGACGTGGCCCGGCGCGGTTTCTTTGCCGCTCGGCACCGAGTACTGGGTGGTTGGTGGCACGCTGGTCGTGACCACTGCCGGCACCGGGGCCGCAGGTGCGCCGGCGTTGCCCGGTTCTGTCGGTGGCACTGTTGTGTCTCGCACTGCGACATTGACCCGGCACGAATAGTCGGCGATGGGCCTCGTCACCCTGGCAACGTTCAAGACGTATGTCCGCGACGAGGCAGCGGGTCTCAATGACACCACGCTTCAAGGGTACGTCGATGCGGCCTCGCAAGGGCTCAACAACGCTTGTGGGCGACAGTGGGTGGTGGCTTCAGGTGGGGCCACCGCCCGCTCGTTCCAACCGTCAGGATGGTCTCAGACGTTGTTCATCAACGACTGTACGACGATCACCTCCGTGGTCGACAACGGTTCGACATTGGTCGCGGGAACCGACTACCAAGCCGAACCGTTGAACCACCTGTCGGACGCCGGCGAAACGGTCCCGTACTATCGGCTGTACAAGCCGCGCACCTACTGGATCTCCAACAGCGGCTTCGCTTCGGTGGTGGTGACGGCGACGTGGGGGTGGGCGACGATCCCGTATCCGATCGTTCAAGCCTGCCTGGTGCTCGGCAAAGAGTTGTGCAACAACCAGGACATCCGGCTCGGCATCGTCGGTTTGGCCGAAGGTGTCGTGACCGGCATCCGCCAGAACAAGATCGTTCGGGACGCGATCTACGCCTACCCGCACCCGAACTCGATCGGTGTGGCCTAGATGCGGTTGCAGGCGATCCGTGAGGCGTTGGACACGGCGCTGTCGAGTCTGGCCCGCCAGCCGACCGTATTCGCCTACGACCCTGAGTCGAGGTCCGGGCACAACATCACCATCCTCCCCGGCACCGAGTACATCACCCCCGAATCGATCGGACAGAACTACGAGCTGTGCATCTACCTCGACCTTCGCATCGAGGTGCCGGGGCGGCTCGCCGACTCGCAGATCGCCATGGACGACTACCTGTCGACCGGCACCGGGAGTACGTCGTCGGTGGTCGGTGCGGTGCTCGCCAACCCGAAGCTCGGCGGTCTCGTCGAAGACGTCATCTATCTCGGTTGTGACGGACCGAACCTCGACGTCGATCCGATCACCGCACTCGTCCACTTCCGCTACATGACCTCGAGGGGGTAACCAGTTGCACGGTGAGGCTTTCGCCTATGTCGCCGACGCTGTCGCCGAACACGGCCTGAAGGGCGATGTGCTCGATCTCGGTGGCCGTGACATCAACGGGACGACGGAGTGTCTGTTTCCTGACAGCCGCTACGTCGTGGTTGACATCGTGCCGCATCCGACGGTCGACATCGTCGCCGACGCCGGCGATTTGGATCTCGGCGAACTGTTCGATGTGGTGGTGTCCACAGAATGCCTCGAGCACACCCCCAGAGGCGCTGACATCGTCGCTACCGCCTACCGCCACCTCCGGGTGGGCGGAATGTTCGTGGCGACAATGGCGGGGCCTGGGCGTCCACCGCATGGGGCCGCGGGGTCGCCGTGGCCGCTCGACGGCGAGTACTACCGCAACGTGAGACCGGGCGAGCTCGCCGTATGGCTGGCCGACGCCGGGTTCACTGACTGTGAGATTGACACTCTCGGTACCGATCTGCGTTGCTGGGCGCGAAAGTGAAAGTCCTCCTCGTCCACCCTGGCGCATCCTTCTCCGTCTCCGACGTCTACGACGGACTCAGGAAGGGGCTTGTCGCCAACGGTGCCGAGGTCGGGGTCGTCAACCTCGGTGACCGATTGGACCTGTACACCTCCGCTCACGTCCGCAGTGTCGACGGTGAGTGGGTCAAAGCGTTCTCCCGTGAGGACGGGATCAAGCTCGCCGCCAAAGGCATCGAAGTTGTCTGCTACGAGTGGTGGCCCGACGTCGTGATCATCGTCACCGGCTCATTCATCCCACCCGAGATCTGGGGCATCCTCGCCCGCCGGCCGCATCATGTCGTCCAGTGGTGCACCGAATCCCCGTATGAGGACGACCGGCAGATGCAACCGGCCCGCTACGTCGACACGGTGATCGTCAACGACCCGGTCGGCCTCAACGGCTTCTTCAACGCCAACCCTCGCTCGTGGTATCTGCCGCACTCCTACGACCCGGACCGCCACAAACCCGGCCGAGCCAAGAAGGATCTCGCCTGCGATTTCGCCTTCGTCGGGACCGGGTTCCCGTCTCGGATCGAGTTCTTCGAAAAGGTGGATTGGACGGGGATTGACGCCCGCTTCGCCGGCAACTGGTCGCTCGTCGAAGACACCTCGCCGCTGTTCCCGCTGCTCATGTCGAACCGTCAGGACTGTCTCGACAACGCCGACACCGCCCGCCTGTACCGCTCAGCGAAAGTCAGCGCCAACCTGTACCGCAAAGAGAGCTCCGATGGTGGTACGTCGGACGGGTGGGCGATGGGCCCGCGCGAGGTCGAGTTGGCCGCGTGCGAAACCTTCTTCCTGCGTGAACCGCGCGGTGAGGGCGACGAGGTGTTGTCGATGTTGCCGACGTTCACGACTCCGACCGAGTTCGAAGATTTGCTCCGCTGGTGGCTCGCCCACCCGAAGGAGCGCAAGAGCGCAGCCGCCCAAGCCCGGGTGGCGATCGCAGACCGAACGTTTCAGAACACGGCGGCGAGGCTGCTTCGTCTGATCGACGGTCACATCAAGATCCTCCACTAGGGGGCTAACCACAAGGAGGGCCGCATGGCTCGCATAGCTGGCCGTAACGGCACGCTCTACATGGCATTGACGTCGGCTGGCACTCCCAGCCCTGTCGCGTACCTGAACTCATGGACGCTCAATTTCGCCACCGACAAGATCGAGGTGACGGCCTTC